AAGGTAATGACCGCTTGACCGTTTACGCCGCCTTGTTGCCCGATTGCGGCGATTGCGATTGGGTTCAAATCAAAAACTGTCGATGCAAAAAAGCCCAATTCGCCGTTCGCTTCGAATGCGAACAATGGCACGTCAAACGATGCTGTGCCGTTGAATGATTGTTTGCCTGACGCGCTGATTGTCAAAAACGGCATTGTGAAATCGCCCGCGCCCAAAAACCCAATTTTGCCATTCCCTGTGTAAACAATAGGAGTTAATGAAAGCGCGGACGATGCCACAAAATTTAACGCGCCGTTTGCCGCGATGTCGATGTTGTTTAAATTGAAATCGGCGGTTGCATCAAACGACAATGCGCCGATTGCGTCGAATACGTTTTTGTTCAGCGTGACATCTGCCGAGCCGTCGAACGTTTCGGTCGTGCTGCCGGTCGCGTCAAATATCAACTTGATTAATGTCAAATCTGCGGTGGCTGAAAAATTCGGTGTGTGCGTACCTGCCGAATCAATCGTGACGTTTTGCAATGTTGCGTCGGCGGTCGCGTAAAATCCCAATTCGCCTGAAACGTCGAAATTCAAAGAAGGCAAAACGGGATTTGCCGAACCAATAAAACCCAATTCGCCGCTGATTGCCTGAGCGATTTTTGTCAATATCGGATTGCCCGAACCGGCGAACGTTTGTTTGCCGCTTGCGCTTTGCGTGATGTTCGATAAAACCGGCGACGCGGTAGCAGAAAAATTCGGGGTATGCGTACCCGATGCCGAATACGTCGGGTTGTTGAACGTCATCGCAACTGTGCCGGTGAAGCCCGTCGCGGCGGGAATATACATCATCATGTAAACGCCTTCCGCGATGTCGTAATCCCGACCGCCTGAATCTTTGGAATAACCGATTGCGCCCATGTTATAGCCGGTCGATTTCATCGTCGGCAAATAATTCGCTTCGTAAAATTCATACGTTGTAATCGATGTCGTCAATGCCAAATCGGCAGAAGTGGTCAACATGAAAAGCGTTGAACTTGCGCGACCAAGATGTACATAATGCAGCGTTCCGCCACCGCCGCCGCGTGACAACCTGCCAACGAATTTATGCGCGGCAACAACGCCGGTTACATTCGAATCAGCGTATGGCCCGCCATTGTTTTCTGCGCCGCCCCCGTCCATGCGCAGATATGCCGCCCATAACCCGCCGTCGTAACTTGCTATGTTCGAATCATTGAATGCAAGTTCAGAAGTTAAATCCCACGTTCCCGCGTCAAGCGGTGCTGCGCCATTGTCCGGCGACGCGCCGGTGTTGTTTGTGATGTAGGTGGCAAGACCCCAATCGGTCAGACATTCGTCTGTCGATGCGCCGGACGCAAAATATAAATCGTCGAAATAACATAGATAGCTTGCCTGCATGGAAATGTCGGTGGAATACAGACTTGAACTGTTGGACAAATCCTGATTCGTTGCACTGAATACCGATGTGCCGTCAACGTATACCACTATTCCGGCGTTTGTTCCGTAAAGCCAAGAAACTTCAAGTGCGACGTAAGTGTTTTCTGGTATTGTTCCTGTTGCTGTGTCAGAACCGATTTGCGAACCGTTCGCGTTGTAAACACGAATTGCGCCTGTGCCTAAAACCGTCACGCGACAACTGAATGTTGTTTCGCCAGTTTCATAAAACGTGAATTGAAACGACCCGTTTGCGCCGCGTTTTACCCACGCGCCAAATAAGTTACCAGTGTCTTTGGCAGTTACATTTTTAAATTGTTGAAAACGGAAATTGTCGCCTGACGCGCCGGAATAATAAGCATACGCGCCCGAATGCCGTGTGCCGCCTGTCCCTGTCGTGGAAAAACCGGAAAACGAATCGGTTTCATACATGCCGCCCGATTCGGCACCTAAAAATCTGTTGATAACAAGAAACGAGACTTGAAGCCTTACGCCTGCAACGTAACACGTATCCGAACCATCACGCGTACAATAAATTTTAACTTCTATGTTTTCTAAGTCGTCGTGGTTCCAACCGCCTGACGGTGCGCTGATTTCAACCGCTGTGCCAAGCCCCTGCGTTGTGCGCACAAGCGAACATGTGCCTAATTCCTGCCCTAAACCCGTCGTGTATGCTGTCGCGTAAATCGTGCTGTTCGCGGTCGTTGAATAACCGCTTAGTTGTAATTCAACTTTTGTTATCAGTCCGACCGGCCCGCCGCTTGATATTTGCGCTCCTTTGCCGAGCAAATAATTGGTCGTTTTCGAACCCGTCGTGGTTGTCGTCGCCCAAGTATTTGTCAGCGTGTCGAATGCGTTTGCATCATTTGTCCAAACCGATTGCGGGTCGCTTGTACCGAGGTTTCCGCGAACATACCAAAACGAAAGTGCTGACATTAACCCGCCCTGCTCAATGTGAATTTAATGTGCGCGCCGTCCCATGTAACATTGCTGATGATGACGGGGCGGGCAACTAAATCGCCCGAATCCCAAAAAAAATCGGGTCGTGCGGGGTCTGCGCCATTGATGCCGTGTGGGTCGTCGGCTAATTCGGGGTCGTTTAACGGTATGCGATAATCGATAAGTTGTTGCGCGCGTTCGGCGAATTTGGCAAGTCGGTTTGCGTTCCACGAACCGCCGGGAATTTCGGAATACAGAATTTCGATGACACCTGTTTTTCCTGCGCCAATTAAACGAATGCCATCCTCGTTTGCGGGACGCTCAGTAACCCATTGATTCGCGTCTGCGTCATGGAATTCCAGACGACCTATTGGCATGTCGCCCTCCCAAGCCGCCCGTTGGGGCGGCTATCAATTATCAGGATTCAGGCATTGTTACCAAGAACGATGAAATGCTTACATTCGCTCCTGATTGAAATGCGACCGAATTAAAATTCATGTCTGCGCCTGACGTGCCAACCGTGCCTTGCATGATGCAAACAGCGTTCGAATCGAACACGCGAAAATATGTAACCGTCGTGGTTGCGTCTGCGCTTGTGTCGTCCGAAATCGTGTCTGCCGCTGCGCGCGCATTCGGGTTCTGGTCGGTTGCTGCCAAAAACGCCGGGTCGCTCATTGTCAACGTTGCCGCCAATGTTCCCGCCGATGCGGTTTCGCAATTCGTCGGTTTCGTGCCGTCGCGGATTTCAATATAGCCAAATGATGCGCCGCCATCGACCAAATCCAACAAATTATCAAGTGCGGCTTTTGCTGCCAGATAACTAATCTGCGGTTCAAGTGCCATGATTTATTCTCCCAATAAACCCGCCGCTTTCGCGGCTTTTTGAAGTTTGGTCAACGTCGCAACCTTCGCCGCATAAAACGCATGTTTCGCCTTGAAATGCGCTTGTTCTAAACGACGTTCGGCGGCATCGATAGCCAGTTGAATTGTTTCAGGATTGGCAAGATATTTCGCTTGTGTTGCCTTATCCATTTCGTGTTCGTTGCTCATAACATTTTTCCTCAATCAATTGTTATGGTTCGCCGGTATAAATATCATACCACGTTAACCGAGAATTTCCGCTGCCCTGCCCGCAGAAATTACGCCTGCCAATTCCAGTGCATTGACGCACCAAATCGTTTCCGAATTTGCGCGGTCAACATTCGAACGCAAGTAAACATCGCGCCACGCGGTTATGCGCCACCGATGCCGTTCTTGCGAAAACGAAACGCCCGGCAAATCAACGCCCGCCAATGCTGCCCAAACCATCGCGCGTTCGTCGTCGGTAAATTTTTCGAACCAAAATTGAACGGGTGTCAATAACGGTTTTGATTCGATTGCGCCCGACGGCAATGTTTCGGAAAACACGTCGTTCGTTTTGTCGTAATACCAACCAACCAACGGGGTCGGCGAATAGCCCGCTAAATCGATAAACAAAATTTGCGGAACGCTGACCGGCAAAGTTTCCGCTTGCGCGATAACATGCACCCTGCCGAATTTGGTGTCATTGAATCGTTGAACTTCTGCGTATGTAATCATTAACCCGTCCAATATTCGATGATGATGATTCCGTTCGCGCCGTTTTGACCGGCAAGCGACGCGCCGTAATCGCCGCCCGAACCGCCCGCGCCATATGTCGGTGTGACGGTTGTCGTATTCGCGCCTTGCGCGCCGCCGCCGCCCAACGACGCACCGCCGCCGCCCGCGTCGTCGCCTAAAACCGTGTTGATGTCGCCACCTAAAGCAAAATAAGTGTCGCCGCCGTCACTGCCCGATGTAAGATTAAATGCGCCGCTGCCGCCGCTTGCGCCGCCCCATCGAATAACTTCGCCGACGAATTCCGACGTTCCGGTGCTGTCGTTGCCGTCGTCATCTGCTGCCGGTGCTGCCGCGCCCGTCGAACCGCCGCCCGCGCCGCCCGTCCCTCCCGCGTTGCCGTCGCCGCCGTAACCGCCCGCCGCTGAAAGCAAACCAAACGTTGTTGACCCGCCGTTGCCGCCGTCATTGTGTGCGCCCGTTGCGCCGCCAGTACCGCCCGAACCAATTGAATACGCGATGCCCGATTGCGCGATGTTGTCAACAAATATTTTTGCGCGCCAAATGATTTCGCCGCCACCGCCACCGCCACCGCCGTCGCCTGTCGCGTTTTTGAACCCGCCACCGCCGCCCGCGCCGGTCAATGTTACGACGACGAAATCGCCAATCATGTCGGTTGGGAATGTCCACGTTCCAGAACCGGAAGTAAGTTGCGTTTGATTCAGCATCGCGCCCGATGCAATTTCAGAAATTTTGCCGTCAAGGTTCGTCGCAATCGTCGGTTGCATGGCTGCGGTATCGGTCAAAATATCCGCAACGTCGGTTTTGATTTTTCCGACCCATGCCGCGATTGTCGCAATTAATCCGTTGCTCATGTCCACGTCTCGCTTGTGATTCGATGGTCGGACGCGCCCGCGTATGTCGGTGTCCATGTTCCAATCGTGTCGTAATCCGCGCCGCTTGTACTGCTATATTTATAAACGATTTGCGAAACGCGTCGAACGCCCGATGACAATTCCCAAGTGTAAACCGCCTGAACGCGTTCCGTCGATTTGTCATAAGTTTCGGTAGCAACTTCGTCGGTATAAGTGCCATCAAACGTTCGTGTGCAGTCCCAATCTTCCATCGCGCCCAAAACAACCGCGTCGCGTAACGCCTGCAAGTTGTCGTGAACGTCGCCAACAACGGTCGGGCCTGTATCCGTGCCGACGGGTTTTCCATCATCGAAAACAGCATGTGGCAATGTTGCCATTTATAAAATCCCCGTCAATAAACCGGCGTTCCGTGGAACGGGCAAATCGTAAGTGATGCGCAATTGGAATTGCCGAACGTATGCGGGCGTTGCCAATACGCCGCTGCCGTCAAAATTGTAGGGCTGAATGCGCGGTCTAAAATCGCCCGACAACAATTTCGTCATCGCTGCTGTGCCGTCGCCCGCCAAAGAAAACCCCCATTGTTCCAACGTGTGACCGCTTGTGAAAACTGTTCCGGGCCACGCAAAGTCCAATGGCGGTTGAATGTATTGCGTTGCGTATGACCAATAAAGCCGAATCTTGTACGGGTCATATTCTGCAAAAACCGCCAAACCTTGCCGCGCTTCAAATTTGAAATCCACGTCGCGCAAGCGATGGGCGGGTGTCAGGTTGTGCGACGAAAACATATTTTCGATGCCAGTGAAAATAATTCGATTCAGGCTTTCGTTGATGTGCGCCGCGTCGCCGGGTTGCGACCAACTGGCTTCGCCGCTTGGCAATGCGGCAATCGAATTCCACGGCCAATTTCCGTCTGACGCTTCGTAGCAAGACGGAATATATTCGTATGATGTCGTTGTTGCCATTCACGATACCCAAGAAAAATTGACTATCCTGCGTTCGCCCGACGCGTCGAAACGCGTGATTGTATAAGCCAAAGTTTGCACGTTGCCGACGGTCGAATCCTGCGTTCCATTCGTTTCGGTTTTGTCTGCGCCGGTCGCTGCCAATGTAATCGTTCCCGCGCCTGAAACGTTTTCAATCGTGACGATTCCAGAAATGCTGTAATGACTGCCCAAATCGGAATCTGCGCCCGTCGGCAATGTGAACGTGAACGTCGACGTGTGCGCTAATTGGATGACATAATGTTCGCCGTCGGTATCAGGCGACAAACCAACCGCTGTGCTGCTTGTCAATTTTGTTACTTTTTTCCGAACGCGCCCGAATTTCGCCGTCGTCGGTTTAATGTTCAACGGGTCAAAATTGCCGCCATGCCAAAGTTCGTCTGAACCTGTGCCTATGACCCATTTTTCGCCCGCGTAATCGAAACGCAGTTGTTTGGTCGGCGCGTCTACGCCGTCGATTTCGGGTCGCCATGCAATCGTCGCGCCGTTGTCGGTTGCCAGTATCCTTAAACGGTGCGCGTTCGTGTGGCCTGCTTCGATTGTCTTTTGCGTGTAAATCGAAAAGTCGCCGCCGTGCGCGCGCTTCACCACAATGCCCGCCGCGTCCCATGTATGCGTTCCCGACCAAGTCGGGGTCAACGCATAAGTGCCTGAACCTGTAAACGGAATCCTTACGTCGATTAACGCTTTCAATTCGTTTAAATTGTTGCGCGTGTCGGTGACGACGGTCGGGCCTGTATCTGTGCCAACTGGTTTTGTGGGGTCAAATGCCATTTACTTAATCACTCTTGCCGTGTAATAGAAATCTCGCTCAACTTGTCCAACGCCGTCTTTGAAAACATAAACCTTGAACGTCGTATAACCCGCATCGTTCAAAATGATGTCGTCGGGAACGCCTGTCAAATCTTCCGCGCCGCCGCTACTGACAGGCTGAATTTTCAAACTGACGACTTTCGAATATGCCCTGTCCAATGTAATTTTTACATAAGTCGACGAACTGCTTGTGCCTTCACCTTCTTTGGTAATCGTGTTCACTAATGCGGTGATGTGAAAATATTCCGGGCGCAATACCCAACGGTCGGTCGTCAAGCCGATGACTTTCAGGCGAACGTAACGACCCGACGCGTTCACCGACAAAACGGAATAATCGTCGTATGGCCCGCCCGACGTGTCGGAAATCTGCAACGTGTAATCGACCGTGCCGACATATTCTTGAACGTTCGTCGACATCTGAAAATTCGCCGAAACGATTGCGCCGATGTCGTGTTCCTGCGACCAAACTTGGGTTGTGAAACTTCCGCCGTAAGTGATTAGCGGGTTCGTGTAGGTATTCATGGCGTTTGGAAATAACGTGTTCCATGATGTGCCGTCGTCGGGCAAATATTCAACGCCCGATAATGTCATGTTGGTTAAGTTGCCGGTATCGACCGCTATGGTTGCATCGACCGCCGCATAACTGTCCGCGTCGCTTGTGACTTCCAAACTTGATAACGTCAATTCGTTGGTCGATTCAACGCCGACCGAATCGATTGCGCGAACTTTGAAATCCCACGTTCCTTGCGGCACGGTTTCGGCGGTATACCATAACGTATCGGTTTGCGTTAATGTCGACATTTGCGCCCATGTTTGCCCGCTGCCGCCGAATCGAACTTCGTATGCCCAAATGTCATCGTCCGCCGCGTCCCAATTCAAGAACACGCGCCCGCCTGCTTCGACACCGCGCAATTGTGCGCCGACTCCAAATTCGGGCGGGTTTTGTTTGCCCAACGCAGTTAAACTGTTGCTGCCTTTTGCGCCCCGAATGCCGCCAACGCCGACGACATATAAATCGATGTCGTATTGAACAGCTTCCTGCAATGGCCCGAATGTTGCTTCTAAATCGTCGGTGCGTACTGTGCCAATCAACGCTGTGCCGACATACGCGCGCATTTCGAATTCGTGGTTGTACGGGTAATCCGTGACCGCTGCCCATTCTGCGTGAATGCGCGTTGCCCATGTTTCGTTTTGCAGTTGGTAATTTTCCTCAGACAACGACGGAACCGGCGCGTCTGGCACAATCGACGGGTTCGGCAATGTCGTGTCGTCGAACGTCGGTTCGTCTTCGTCTGCGTCGCTGTATTTTGCCGGGTCGTATTCGCGCCCGAAAATATTCCATTGCCCGTTTTCTGCGGGCGACATACTCAAACAACGAAATTGCTTGGCGGTCAAATCTGGCGAATCGATGTCGAACACGTCGCCGACCGCCATTTCCAAACCGTCGTCGAAACATACGAATTCGACTTCCAAATCTATCAGGTCGTAATAGTTTTGCTTTTCAATCCTGTATCGGTGCGCGGTGTTGTAATTGTGAAAACCCGACATAGCGATTCGCGTCGACCGCAACGTGCCAGACGGCAACGAACCTTGCGCGAATGCGCGCCGCCACGGCTTCGTCGTCAAATCGGTATATTCGACAATGACGTGGTTCGGCGATTGATTCATCGAACGCTTTTTCAGGACGAATGAACCTTCGCGGATTTTAATCGCCGTGCCGTCGGTTTCGTCCCATGTGAACGACGTTGTAACCGATGCGGGCGCGTCAGGAATTAGATAACAGGTATTGCCTTCGATGTAATGAAAACCGCCCGCGTATTCTGCCAACGTCAACAACGCGTCTTCCGCGCGAACCGCATAATCGAAAAAAAACCCGCCCGCCCTGCGTTTCGTTAATGTCGTGCCAATTTCGGTGTCGCACCTGTCGGCGGTGTCTTCGATGCTTGCGTCGTCAACCGAAAAACCCATGCGAACCGCCGCGTCGCGGTAATGCAAAGCAAAGTTTTCCGAAAACCCGGTTGACGTTGTGCGCGGGTCGTAAACCTTCAATGCGTTCAAATCAACCCAAATTTTCGGCGGCGACGAATACGTTGCCGCATTGATGCGAACGACCGAATAACAAATGTTCGGCAACGTGTCGCCATAACCCGAAATATTCGCCGATAACCACGAATCGACCGCGCCGGTCGGTGTGCCTAAATAGTTGTGGACGTTCGCACTGGCGATTGCTGTTTTGTCGGCGTAAACGTTGTTGATTGCTGCGCATTCGCCCGCCGCCCATGCGATGCCCATAATCAAATATGAACCGTCTGTCGTGACGGCGAAAATTCGACCCGGCGGCGAACAACGCCCGTAAGCAATCGGAATCAATGCGCCTTCCGCGCTGATGGAATAATTAATATTGCGGGGTGCGGTTTCTTTTAAAATTTTCGGTGATGCGCCGTCCGCTTTATCTGGCGGGATAATCGGCGCGACGGGGTATGGTTTGACTTTTCCAATCAATGCCCATTTGTCGGGTTTTTCGAACGGGTCATAAATGATTTTTGTTTTCGTAACCATTTAGGTAATCCAACCTTCGGCTTCGAATGCAACGTGTCGGTGTTGCCCATGAAAACCGACAATCATCGGGCGGTTCATGTAATTGAAATTATATGTGATGCCGTCAATCGTAATTGTGTGGTCGCTTGTCGGCGCGCCGTCGAAATGTCCCATGATTGCGGTAACTTGCGTCGTTGTGCAGTAATCGAAATACACCTTCAACAAATAACGCGTTGCAGCATAATAGCGACTGCCACGAACGCCGCCGCCTTGAGTGCGGAAAAGCGTAATCCCCGCATCTGGTTCGACTTCGGTTCGTTCGCCCGGTTCGCCTAAACCTGTAACCGTGTTGAAATCGCTCATTCTGATGACTCCAAAATAACGTAATTCGCGCCCCATTTAATCGTCGAACCTGACGGCGGTACATGATTGAATGATGTCGCCGACGGTATCATCCTGTCGCGCGGAAATACCGCGTCACGCGCCGACATCGCGACGCATGTAAACGTGACCCAGTTCCCTTGCCGGTCGTCGGTGATGTCGAACGAATCGATTTCGCCTTCCCAATATTGCAGGTAATCGCCGTTGTAATACAAACCGACGATGACCGGGTTTTCGCGAATTTGTCCTGCTAATGCCAACGCGGAAATCGCGCGGTCATGATTGGCTAAACGAAACGTCGTTTCTGTCGGCGTGATGGACAAAACTTCCAATCGCGCTTGCGCGTATGAATTGCCGCCGTAATCGACTAACTCGCGGCTTGACCAATATGTCCATGACGCGAATTTTAAATCTATCAGCCAAACCGGGTCGGTGATTTTCGCCGCGACCGACGTTCCCATCGAACCGGGCAACGTGCGCGTCATACCAGTTCTCCATTTTTGCTTTTAACGTAAACGACTTGTCGGGTACTCAAAACGTTGTAAACCGCGTTGACCATTTGCGCGGTCGCTGCGCGATAGGCTGCGCCTTCGGACGACAAAACGCTTGCCGCCGCTTCGGTTGTCGCGATGACTGAATTCAAATCGTTCGTCCATTTTTGGTCGCCGATATTGTCGCCGCCAGTTGCGCCGCTATAGTCATGCGATTGGTTCGGATTCAAAGCCAAACCCGCTTCCAACAATGCTTCTGCTGCGATGCCGTGTTCTTGTGCGACCAACAACAACGGGTCGACAATCGTGTCCAAAACCCCTTGAACATGGATTTTCAATTCGTCGGCTTTGTCCAAAACCGTTTGCCGCGCCTGTTCCAATCGTTGTTGCGCGATGCCTTCGACCCAAGACAAATATTCCAACAATGCGGGTGCTTGCGCGGCTTTTTCTTCGTCGGTCAACGCGCCGAATGATTTGCGCGATAGCGTGTCAATTTGCGCGGTCAAACGTTCGATTTCTGCCGGGTCGACCGCCGTCATCAATTGTTGCGCCAGTGTGTCGATTTCTTGTTTCCATCGCGCAAGGTTTTCTTCGCGGGTGCTTGTCTGTTCGATGACGGATTCGCGCGCCGTGGAAAAACGCGCCGCAACGCTGTCCATGACGTTTTGAATTTCCATCAAGGTTTGCGCCGCGTATTGCCCGAAAGTTCGAACGCCGTCCGTCAGGTTCAGAATCGACGACAACGTGCCGTCGAATTCGGTCGCCATGTCTTCTGCCGCTTCTGCCGAATGCATCAAATTTTCATATAGCGTTCGGCCTTGCGCGGTCGCCGCTTCTTCAAATGCCGTTGCCAAATCCGAATCAAGAAATTCCTGCAAGTATTCCATTGCGGCTTGCGCCTGAATCATTTCGTCAATCAGGCGTTTGAACGTGTCGCCCAAATCCTCGCCATATTTTTGCATGCCTTCCGCGACGGTCAACAATTCGGTGAACGTGCGTTCGCCAAACAATGCCGCGTTTTCGGACATTTCATTCATGACAACCATTGCCATGCCGAAACGTTTCATTTTTTCTTCGAACGATAAACCGCCCGCGACGAATTTTTGAACGCCTTCGTCGAATGCCGCCATCATGAAATCGAACCTGTCTTCGACGACTTTCGCCGCGCTGATTGCGCCGTCCTCGAATGTCACGTCCCACGATTTCATGCGTTCGATAACTTTCGCTAATGTTTCTTTGTCCAACATGTCAGCGATGGTTTGGTCGAATCGTTCGATTTCGTCGGCAATCGCTGCGGCTGTTCCGAAGTTATTGATGCCGCCGACCTTCGCGCCTTTTTGCTGAAAAATTGTTCCCAATGCGGTGTCGCGTTGTTGTTGTGTTTTGCCTTGTGCGCGACCGCTTAAATTCAATTGCGGGTCTTTGTCGAAAATGCCGCCCAACAAACCGCCGACCAAACCGCCAATCAGCGCGCCCCACGGCCCGCTTAATGCGAACATGCCGACCAATGCGCCGATGCTTGAACCTGTCGCTGCGCCTGAACCGCCGCCGCCCAACGCTGCGCCGCCGATTGTGCCGATGCCCGTCAACACTGAACCGCCAACCGCGCCCCAATCGACTTTTTCGCCCGCCATCGCTTTGTCGATTTGCAATTTGATGGTGCGCGTCGTCGCTTCGTGAATCATGTCGCCAATCATTTGCGAAAATGCTTCCTGAACCGAATCAAACGTCAACTGGCCTTCGGCGATGAAATCAGCCCACATATTGCCGAATGCATCATCGATTCGTTCGATGCCGCGTTCCACGCTTTTAACATAACGGTCGTGCGCGTCGATGTTGTCGTCCAACAATTTTGGCACTTCTGCCATTAATTGATTGAAGCGCGTTTGTGAAATGATTTCCGCGTCTAACGCGGCTTTTAATAATTTTTCAATCGCTTCCAGTTTGCGTTTTTTCGCAATGACCGGGTCTAATTTATCTTCCAGTGCTTCGAACGCTTTGCGCAACGCGTCGACGGATTCAAACCCGGCTTCGTTTGCGACTTTCAATGCTTTGTCGATTTCGAGTTGTTCTTCTTTGCTTTTTCCTAATTCATTCAGAATGGCGACCATATCGACGTTCGCCAAGTTCGCTTCTGCTGTCGCGCGCGCTTCTTCACGCGCGGCAACCAACGAATCACGGCGCGCCTGCAATAATTTCAGGTTGGCTTCCCATTGCCCGCGCATGTTCGCGTCTATCATTTCGTTTTGGTCTTGCAGGATTTTGATTTCGCGTTCAATCGCGGCAATCGTGTCATCATATGCTTGTTGACGCGCGGCTTGTTTTTGCAATTGCGTTTCGAGTGCGGTTGCATTTTCGCGCGCTGCTGCTGCTGCGTTTAACATCGCTTCGCCCAAGTCTTTCATCCACGGAATGTTTAACATCGTCGCGCCGATTTTTTCGCCCATATCGGCAAATATGTTCAACATGTCATCGTGCAATTCTGCTGATTTCAATCGCAATTTGTCGAACGCGCCTTGAAATCCATCGACGATTGAAACGCCCGCGATGCCGACGTATTTTTTAATCAGTTCCCAATCGTTTTTGAACGTTTGAACCATTGCGCCGCCGGTTTCCAAAATCCCGTCGACCGCCAATTGCCATGCATACGGCAACAACGTGAACGTGTCGACCAACAACATCGGGCCTTCGTCAATCAGGAATTTAAAAAACGTACCCCACGCGCTGCCGATGTCTTTCGCTAATTCTTTGTCCATGCCGCCTAAAAATGCGAACGCGTCGCGTATCGGTTGCAAAAACGCGTCCATCTGAATTTTCATCGCGTCGGCGGCAAATCCTGATTTGATGGAATTCCCTAAACGTTCGATTAATGATGCCGCATAATCGACAATTTTTCCCAAGCCTTCGGTCACGCCGGTATCGCCCAACGTGCGCCATAAATTTCGAATTGCGTCCTGCAAGTTTGAAATCTTGCCGGGCAACCGCTTCATTTGTTCTTCCATTGCCCCGGCGAATGTCGTTTCACCAATGTTTTGCAGGTATTTGACGATTTCTTTAGAATTTTTTTCAATTTCGGTTGTTACGCCTTGAAACGTAAATTGAACTTTGTCGCCTTCGCTTTTTGCTTTGATGCCGAATTCTTTTAACCGTTCGAATTCCATTGTTGACGCGTCGGCGACCGCGCCAATCATTTGCGACATATCTTTACCCATTGCCGCCGCCGTATTGCCGAATGATGTCAACGCGGCAGCGGTGGGTTCTAAACCAAGCGATTTCAATTGGGTAAACGCGTTGACGGATTGTTCCATCGTGAATGGCGTAGTTTTGGCAAACACTTCCAACGCGGCGAATGCTTTGTTGGCGTTTTCCATCGAACCGGTCATTGTGACCAACGAACCTTTCATGCGTTCGGTTTCGACGATTGTTTTTACCATGTCGCGGGCAAGCAAACCGATGCCTAACCCTTGCAAAACCAAACCCAGTTTGTTGAACGACTTTCCTGCGCCTGCGGCTTTCGAATCTAATTGGTCAAATTGACGGTCAAGTTTGGCAGCGTCCTTTGCGGCCTTGTCTGCGCTGAACCGCAATTCCATTGTGTGAACTTCGCGACCCATTTATTTTCTCCTGTCTCGTTCAGCCTTGACGTTTATCGGATGCCTGAAACCGTCATCGATTTGCAACATGACTTCAACAAACAATTCGACATCGTGTTGGGGCCATATTGTCAGGTATCGCTCAATCGATTCTAGCGTGATTCCAAGAACGCCACCGCCGAATGACTGTGGACGTTCTCTTGAAATCATGCGCCACGCTTTTAACCATTCTGTCTCCTGTTCGTTTAATGTCGGTCGCGTTTTCAGTGCGTCGGGTTTTTCTCCGCTGCTTCGCCAACTTCTGTAGAGTGTGTCGATTGACCGCCCCCATCGACGACACCATTCGATTTCGGCGACAATTTTCCCGAACTTTTCTCTATCAATTCATCTCTGAACAGCGATTGGTTCGTCGATTGCAACTCCACGAATTCGCGCAAATCTTGGTCATTCAACAATGCCTGATAAGCGATGTCTTGCGAATATTCGATGGGGTTGCCTTCTTCGTCAACGAGATTGCGCCAATCCAATAACAGCGTTTCTGCGTAACATTGGCAAACGACCTGTTCCTTGATATGCGTCGGCAATGTGCCGCGTTGCTGTTTCTGTTCGTATGGTTTCATCAAACGCTGATAGACTTTTCGGTTCATCGGATTGCCCATTCGCGCAATCAACAATTCGCCTTCTTCGTAATCGACCCAAACGCCGTTTAATTCGCGTTCCGCTGCTTTTCCGTCTTTTGTGATAACAATTGGCATAATGTTTCCTTCGTTCCGTTCGTTCCGTTTTTGTTCCGTGTATTAATTCGGTAGGCGACGGGAGACACGGAACAGAACTCCCGCCACCTGTACAGGCGCGCCTACCGAAAACCGCTTCCCGTTAAGGAATTCTTGTAATCGTCGGCGCGGTTACGACTGCAAGGTACGTTGCTTCGACCATTGCGTCGGTGTCAATGCCGCCGCCCGCAGGCGCGTTGCCGCCCAATTTAATATTCGACAAAGTGAACGTGTAGCCTTTGCTTGCGCCGTCGGTAATCGTCCATGCCAGTGATGTCGCCGCATTGGATAACATCTTTTGGTAAATCGCCCATGCCGGTGTCGACACATAAGCGCGGATTCGACCTGTTACGCGCGCCGTTCCTTTTGCCTGATTCGTCGGTGCTTGCGCAATGATGTTGTTAATCGGGCGCAGGTTGTTGTTGATTGAAAACGTAATTTCTTCGATTTCAATTCCCGACGTTGCAATGCTTGTGCCGTCGTAGGTTACGCTGTCCATGTCGACGTTCGCCGCCAGAATCGGGTTCGATGTCGGGCCTGCCGTTGAACCTGTGCCGACCAACGACGTTTCGCTTTCCAATGCTGCATTACCGGCAAATTGCAATGAACCTGTGACTTGTTCGCCGAATCGGAAATTCAAGTCCATTTGTCCGACGCGAACGCCTTTCAATTGCAAATATTTGACGGTCGCTAAATCGGAAAACTCTTTTTCGATTGAAAACGAATGGTCGGTCGTTCCCAACGTCAAAACGTTGGTTGACCACGTTGCACACATTGCCGCTTCCATCATGTCTTCAAAATCGGCATATGAAAGTTCATATTCGACACCGCCGCCCGCTTCAAGGCTGACTAGAATCTGGTCTGCGGGCATGCGATTAGAACCACGAATGCGCGCGCTTTCGACCGTGATTGGTTGACCGCCCAATGTATCGGAATTTTGCGGAAGTGTTTTCCAATTCGCGCTATCGGGTGGTGTCGTGCCGTATGTCGCTTCGGTGACATACCTAATTAAAATTTGATTGCTTTCGCTCATGGTTTCATCCTCTTTATAAAATCGAATCGCGTTGGTATCCGCAAGTTAAAACGACGCGGAAATATCCCTGTTCGCTTTGCGGTTTGGCTATACTCAAATCCCGAATCAAAACGTCGCTGATTCGTTTGCCCCTGAACAACGCCGATACCATATCAGCCAGTTCTAACCCTCGTTTCGTGCCTGCCCCAATCGGTACATAAATGTCGATTTGAACAATGCCGAAATGCCGCCACAAACCTTGCCCTGTACCGCCACGATAACCGGCAAGTTGTGAATTCCCCGGCAACACGCGAAATCTGACATATTCTGCCTGATTCGCAGGAACGTCGAATTTCACGTTTTCAAATTGAATCGGCGTTGTCGACCAATTCGTATTAAAATACGATTCAAGCGTTCCTAATTCGCCCGCCCAAGTCACGGCGTTGCTCCGTAATTGCCATTGACTGCTATGTTCACGCCGCTTGATAATTCAACGGCGGTTATGCGAACCATGCCTGCGGGCGACTTTTTGCTGTAACCGTATTCCAATAAACCAATCCACGCGACGTTGTTTTGAATGTGGATTGTTTTAAATCGCATGACTTGTTCCGGGTCGATTTTTGGAAAACCCTGCCCTGTTGTCGATTTCGTCAACCATTCGGAAGGTTGCCCGACGGAAACGTGCCAATTTGCTTTGGTGACTCCTGTTTTGACGGGCGTTCTTTTCAAAATGCGACGATAGGCTTCGAACGCAACCGCGCGCGCGCGTCGTCCGTATTCTTCGGCGATTTGGTTGTTCTTCAATTTTGGTTTGAATCCTGCCATTTTCAGCCACGCGTCAAATGCAATGCGTACAATAAATCGGAATAATTCTGTACTGCTTGAATCCCCCATTCAACGCTTTTATACGTTGCTTTGTCGTTCACCGTCGGTTCGAATGTCGCGTCAGCGAACGGAAAATAAACGACGACATCGCCTGATTTCACGGTAATGCCGTCAACCTGTGCGAACCTAAATTGTTCTTCGACCGCGTCGGTTGTAAATGTCGCCCCCTGATTCGCGTCCGGGGTAATCGTCGACGTTGCCGGGTTATAGGTTCCAGAAATTTCGCGCGTAATCGTCAACGCAATTTTGACATCGCCGACCGCATTAAACGCCGTGTTGACTGCGTTTAGCAATGTCGCTTTTAAAGTCACGCGCGCAGCACCTTACGAAACGCGCCGCCAATCATGCCGAACCGCATCAATGGGTTCAAATGCCCTTTTACAACATCGGGCATTTGGTCGATGATGCCGCCGATTCCTGCGGGATTGTTCAATTTGACTGCAATCGGGCCTGCGCGAACTTCCGAAACGCTGTCGCCGTCGGGCGGGATTGTCCTGTCGGATTGCGATAACCAAAAAGCCATTTCTGCGGTCGCGCGTTTGATTTCGACCGGAATGTCGGTCGATGTCACAATGCGGTTGTCAGGGTATAACGCGTTATAGCGGGGCCATGATAGCGTTTGCGTTTCTGTCGCGCGGTCGCCGACAAAATTCAATCGGTCGATTTGTTGCGTCGCCATGATTAACGCGTTGACTTTGTTTTCGACCGAATCCCACGCTTCCGCGCCTAATCGTTCTTCAAGCAAAAAAGTATCAGCGAATGCAACCGTGATATAACTGTTTGCGTTTGCGCCGCCGACCGTTGCATCAATGGTTGCCATCGGTCAACTCCTTATTTTTTCGGTTTCGGCGCGGGTTTTTTGTCCTGTTTGGAAGCGGGTTTTTCGACGGACTTTTTTTCCATGTTCCGCACGAATTCGCGTTCTTCTTCCCAAGACAACACTTTGCCTTTTTCAAATGTCATTTCGGTTCTCCGTGTTTACCCGCCCCTTTGCGGGGCGGGAACAGTTAAATCGTTACGCGTTGGTTTTCAGCAATGCGATTGGAATATTCTTGCGGTCGAATACTCTGTCCCAGTTCGCAGCCAATGCCAGTTCCGCGTTCGTCGGTGTCGTGCCTGCCATCGAACCCGATAGCCATTTGAACCCGCCGGGGTGAATGCCGAAATGCCTGCGCGAAAACAGCACTTCTTGACCTGCGCCGTTGCCCGCTGCCGGGATGCGGTCGACTTCTGTCGCCAAACGTGGATTGCCTTCGCCGTATCCGAATGCGCCACGACCAAACAACGCCGTCCAATAAGTGATTCGGTTCGTACCTGCAATTGCGGGCATCGTGTCATCGACAACAACATCTTTGCCGAGATATTGCGGAATCATGACGTTCTGCTCAGAAGCGGGTCGGAACGTAATCACGTCTTGTTTTTGCAAGTTGTGGTAAACCGTCGAATGCATTGCCATGCCTGCCAAATCGCCTGAATGGTCGCCCATCGTTGCCCATGCTGAAATGATAGCGTCTGGCGAAACGGTTTCTGCTGCCAATACCGGCAATGCCGCGTCGGTCGCGATGGAATAAACCATGTCGCCCGAATCGTTTGCGATGTTATCTGCAATGATGCCTTGCAGAATTTGCAGCGCATTTTTGTTCAACACGCGCGCCCAATAAGAAGCAACGTTGTTGACGATTTCGTTCATCGGGTCGGAACCCGCGACTGCGGCGACCAAATCCATCGCTGACCAAGATTGGTTGCGATACTGTTTGATGCCGACTTGCGATGCTGCGGTGATTTTCTTTGGTGTCGAAGTCGTACCCGGCGCGTCAGAACCAACGTTCGGTTCATCTGATGCGGTTGCGTTCCAGAACGGAACGTTAAAGGTAGTCGACCCGTCAGCAACCAATTGATTCATCAAATCGGTTTGCTGAATAATGCCTGACGCGAAAAAAGCTGAAAGTTCGGTTGTGCGCTGACGTACATAGTCGGTGAACAATTCAGGTTCAATGATGTCTGCTAATTGCACTTGTGCCATGTCAGTTCTCCTATGGCTTTAACGAAAAATAAAAAATCTTTGTCGTTCAGCCTTTCCCTGAAAGTCCTGACCGGGGCGACTCCTGCCGCCCTTTATAATATCGTACCACTTCGAATCAAAAACGAAAAGTGGACTATTGCCCCGCTTGCGCCTGCAAACGTTTGGCTAAGTCTGGTTTTTCGCGTTTGATTTTCATCTGTTCGGTGACGTTGAACGAATCTTTTGCCCACGGATTCGAACCGGCATTTTTGAACCCGCCGCCGCCGCTTGCGTTGCCGCCGGTATTCGTATCAGCCAACGTGTAATGTTTGCCGTCGTCTGATTCGACGAATTTTTTCAAAAAATTGCTTACGTCATCATCGCCGACGCGCACTTGCCGTTTGCCGTCGACATCGACAATCGCGATTTTTTGCCCGACGTATGCTGAAACCAAATCAACCGCGTGGGGTGCGATTTTCGCTTCGCGGATTGCTGCGCCGATTGACGTTTCGACCAAAAAGTTGTCGTTCGCCTTTTTCAAATCTTCGATTTGTTTCGTCAATTTGTCGATTTCTTTTTGGTGCGCGATTTTGCGCTGTTCGTCTAATTTTTCCCATTCGCCCGCTGATTTCATTCTATCTTCTTCGGCTTTTTGCGCTTTTGCGATAACGTCCTGAATTTTGTCAGGGTCGATGCCTTCGAACTTTTTCAGCCGTTCGGCAAGTTTGTCTTTCTCTTTCAGCGCGTCGTCGCGGTTTTTTTTCAAACCGGCGACTTCGGTTTTTTCATAATCGTTAATTGCTTGCGCGATTAACGGTTGAATCGCCGCTTTGCCTTCGTCAGTTTTTAACCATTCTTTGTAATCCATCGTCTTTCCTTGCTCCGTGATTTGTGACAATCCGCAACGTTCGCCAACCTAAATCGGGGTGAAACATTGCAACTTTTGTATTGCACGTTCCGCAACGCGCAATCGTTTCGACGGTTGACGAATCAACGTCTAATTTGCAACCGTCAATAAGTTTAATATTTGTGAACCGCAAAACCAACGTGCGCCGGTCGATGCCGTTTTGCGTACATACCGGGCAACGCCAATCATTGAATCGTTCAAGCATCTTTTTTTCTTTCGTATTGGATGCCGTTGTCGTTCAAAAACGGTTCGGTGTGTTTGTTCGCGCCGCGCAGAATCGGTTGCGGAATCTGCGTCGGGAATGCCTTGCACGTCAACGGCGAAATGCGATGTTTGCATGTTGCGCACGGCGTTAAAATTTTGAACGCCGAATCTTTGAATTTCCGTTTCAATGTTCTCATGGGTTCAACAATTTGAAAACGTAAATGACAGCATCGGTCATGATGCCGTTCGATTCGATTTTATCATGCCTGATTTGTGTTAATTGCAATTGGGCTTCGTTTTGCAGCAATATTTCTTTTTCCCATTCGTCCAACAATGCAAGTCCTGACCGGGGCGATTTCGCGTTCAACGGTAACACGCGCGTTCCTGTCGGTAATTCGATTTCCAACATTGAAACGACACCGCCCATTTTTTCGGCAAAACCTAAAGCGACTTCGCGGTCGATTGTCGTCGCGAGAAAACCCGCGTCCATGAACGTGTCGCCAACGCGCATAGCAGTTAAAGTTTGTTCCACTTTGCCTAATACGCCACGAAACACCATCATTGGTTTTTCGATTTGGTGCGCTAATCCTGCTTCGAACGCTTCTTCTAAAATCAATGCGTATGCATGCAATTCTTCAAGCACCGCGTGAACTTCCAATTCTTCGACAAATTTCTGAAACGCGGTTTCGCCCGCCGCTTTTGCGCGCATGTATTCGTTGATGTCTTGAAAGCGCGGCGATTGCCATTCTTGCAACGTTTCTATTAAATCCGCGCCTTGAATGTCATCGACCGTTTCCCACAAATCAATTGCGTTGCTCAACAAATCTTCGCGCTCGAAATCAGACGGAATAATCGGGTTGTTTTTCGTGCCGAACGCCAATCGCCATTCTGCGGGATTGAACGCTTTCAGTTCGTCCAACGTCAATTCAAAATCCTGATTGTCGATGAACCGTTCCATTTTCAGTTTGCCGTCTAAAAACAATTTCGCTTTTTGTTTGCCCAACACCTTCGAAACGTTTTCATGTGATTGTGTGCGCAACCAATCTTCGTATGTCGTGCGCGCGTCTATCGGGCCTTCGATGCTTGCTTTTTCGCCTGCGGGTAAATCGTCTGGCAGGAATTCTTTTTTCACGACCGGCAAAATTGCGCAACGGCAATTCGGGTGCGCGGGCGGTACGCGATTCGTAAATTTCAACGAAAACACCCTGCCGTCTAAACTGCCACACACTGAACAGGTTGCATGGTCTAACGTTGCGTCCCATTCGACCATTGAAATCACGTCGTCGTTTGCCCTGTACACTTCCATGCGCGCTTGATTTGTCGCGTGAACAATCGCGGTTCGTGCAATCGTGCGCGCGTTGCGTCGTGATGCAACCATGATGCCGCGATAACGGCGCGGTGTGCCGCCTTTGCCTTTGCGACCGGGCGCGGATTTGCCCAACAACAAATCGTCGGGAACTGTGCCGATTAAACGTTTTGCGATTTGCGCGGCTGATTCGCCTTCTGCATATCCTAGCCAGACTTGCTGTTTCATCGCTTCGAACGTGGATTGTTCCCAACCGGCAAACCAATCTTTCATGATGCGACCATCGAACGGCGTTGTTTCGACGATTGCCTTTAATTTCGATACCGACAACGACGCGGTCGCCGCTATCGGTGCTATTTGTTTTAACCCTTTAACGACCATGCGGGCTTCGGCTTCGGCGATAACGCGCGCTTCTTCTGAAACGTGCGTAAACATTTTGTCTCTTACGCTGCGCGTGATGACGCGAACCTCGCCGAGCATTTGCTCCAATCGTCGTTTCGACCAATCGGTCGATGCTGCTTTAATTTGGTCTTCTATGTCGATTGCCATTTGGTCAAGGAAAACCAACACTTCGCGCGACGTTCGATTGGCATAACCAATCTTCGCGACCGATTGCGAAAACAACGAACGATAAAGATTCGCAGGCGATGTCATGTCATTCCGCCGTTGTTACGACCGGCAAATTCAACATTCCTTCTTCCGCGACTAATTCTTGGTCGCGTTCGTAATCCACGCCTTGCGGGATTGCTTCGCCTTCCTGCAATTTTTGGAACAGCGTTTCTTTCGAAATAACGCCTTGTTGCCATGCGCCCATCAATGCGGTGATAGTGTCGGCACTCATCGCGAACGGCAAATAATCGCGATTCAATTCGTAATGCACTTCTTCGGGATTGCCGCCTGACCATTCGACCATTGTTTCCAACGCGTGAGTGATAACGCGCGACACCGACGACGCGATTGCCGACAACACCGAATTTTCGCCTGCGCGACGAATCGCGGCTGTTTCTGCGGCTTCGACACCGCCGCGCGTTTCTTCAAGCAACAATTTCGTTCCCATCGATGCCATGTCTGCTTTTTTGTCTTTTAACGCTTCTTTCAATGCGCCCATGTCGCCGGTCAATTCCATGTAAAACGCTTTTGCTTGTGGCGATTCCAAAATCAATGCGCGTTCAGAACCGATTGTCACGGTCGTTTCGCCTGCGTCCCATCCGGTGATGACCGGCATCGGGTTGCCTGTGAAATGCAAACCGCGTTCGTAATCTGCGGAATTCCTGTAATGGGCGATGTTGACATCGACCAAATCCAAAAACGGCGGTTTTTGGACATCGACCGTTTCGCCAAAAATCGACGCGACGTAAAGCGGAATTCGTTTCATCGGTTGATTGTTCATCAACGGCGTGATGGGTTCTTCTGGAATATATTTTCTTTTGTTTTCGTCCCAACGCCACATCGTTTGCGTGTAAACGCCGGTTTCGATGCTTAATTCGCGATAGCATTTTCTTTGTTTGACGACGAATTTATCTTCGGGGTCTATGATGTCTTCGTATTCCATCAAAACCGCCATTTGTAAAATGCGTTCTGAACCTTTCATGACGTATCGCCAATTTGTCAGGTTTTCGCCCTGATAAACAGCAACGAATGGTCGGTCGCCGTCGGCTTCGGCTTGCGCGCGCGTTCGTGTTTCGGGGTTTTCAACTAACGGAAAATCGACCAACAATGACACGCGCCCAACGACCATGACTTCTTCAACTGCTTTGACTGCTAAATCTGTCATTGGCATGCCGTCAGCGGTCGCGCGGTCAAGCAAATATAAATATTGGTCTTCTAAATCGTATTTCGGGTCTTTGCGGAAAATCAAACCCGACATTGCATCGATTGTTCGTTGCGTTGCATTGAAAAACGTCGCGCGTTGTTGGTAATGTTCGTATTCTTCATCATCCAATCCTGTCGGCGCGGGCAAATATAAACGCCCGCCTTCTTTGATTGCATCCAAACCCGAAACAACATCGCGACAACGTTGCCAACGGATTGTCATATCCGAGTGTTCATTGTGCGGGGTATTAACAGGCATTTTTATGCTCCCTTAATTTGCGCCCTTGTCGCACCGAAAGACGGCAAGGTCAATTCATAGCGTGTTTCGTCGGCGATGTGGTCTTCCGACTCGGTATTAATGTCGTCGGTTTTCGTTTCGTCGCGCGGTAATTCGGGAATGGTTCTGCGGAAATTTGTGCAACGGTTGAAGATTAAAAGGGCGGGTGCTTCCATCGGGCGTTGTTGTGCGGCTTTCAACATTTCGCGAACGACTTCCCATCCACGAACTCGCGAACCCGGCCCTTTGCTTGCCGGTTTGAATTTCACCTTTGCAGATGAACCGTTCAGCCTGACCGCTTCCATTTTCGTCGCGATGCTTTCGCCCCTGTCGGTGTCGAATATTGCGCTGTCTGCTGCGCCGGGGTATACCTGTCCCAAAATGCCCAATTTCTGTTCACGTTCCAGAATACCTTTTGCAATTTGTTTCGGCAATAATTTGCAACCTTGATTTGCCTTTCCGTTCCATCCGTACCACTCGGCAATGCGAATCTTCGATTTTGCCGGTATAGTGTAATCCAAAATGCGATTTCCGTCTTCGTCGGTCGGTTGTGTGCCGTCGCATGTTGCCCACCAACCGACCGAAAACGGCTTCGATGAACCCCAATCGAACGAACGCGTCAAACGCCATGATTGCGGCAACGGGAACGGGTCAATCCAATTGACTGCTTCGTCCCAAACGTCGGTAAACATTGCGCCTTCTAAAATGTCCCACGAGCCTTCGCGCAACGCGCGCACCAATTCGGGCGAACCCAATCCTGCCAATCGACCGATGTAACCGGGGTCTTCACGCATCAACGTCGGGTTGTCTGTCAATCGTGCAGGGATATATTGACGCAACATGCCGCCGTCGTCTTCGCTTGCGCGGTGAATTTCATAAGGATTTGCCGACGTGACCCAATCGGCTTTTGCGAACGTGTGACCGATGCCACCGGGATTTGTGCCGCACAAAATACGCGGGAATGCCCACGGACAATTTGGCGGTAAATCTAAACCGACCATGCGAACGCGACCGCGTAAATAGTAATAAATCGTCGCGGTGAACGTCGTCAATTCGTCAATGGCTAAAACGTGAATTTCCGCGCCGTGATAATTCAAGCGGTTTTTTTCATATTGGCAATTGCACAAGTGAATGACCGAACCGTTCGCAAACATGATTTTCATCGATTGGTAATTGATGTTGACCTGTTTGTTTTTAATCCACGGATTTAACAACAGCGGAAACGACGACGGGCCTTCCATGTGATTCATGAACAATTCGCGAAACGTGCGCCGAAACAAATAGCATTGCAAACCGGGAACCGCCAAACACCAAATGATTAATGAAATTCGAATCAGGAACGATTTGCCGCCGCCCGCTGCGCCGCCGTACAAAATTTCAGTTGCAGGACTTTGAAACGCTATGCTTTGCGGGCCATCATGCAATGTGCATTCTGAAAGAATCATGTTTCTTTCGGTATTGACGTGTCGCCTACATTGACGACGAATTGCGGCGTTTGATTCAATGGCGCGCCGCCGCTGCCGGTCAATTCTAATTTCATGCCTTCGCGCATGCCGCATTGGGTTTTTTGTAGCCAAATATTCATTGTCGCGAATGCGGGGTGCTTCGAATCGGTGGCAACTTTGAACGCGGTTTGGAATATTTTCACGCGCGCATTTGCAATGCCGGTATCCAATTCGTGCCTGAAATGTTTTCGCAAGGTTTTTTCGGTAATCGGTTTGCCTTTTGAATCCATGATTAAATAGCAAATCATTTCTTGAGGTAAACCCATGCCGCTTGCCGAATGAACAATGTTCCGATGTTCATCGGTTGCTTTAAATGGTGAACGTGCCATGCCTTATTGCTCCTGCCGTAAGGTGCGCAAATCCAAAATGCGCTATGTCGTTGTGTCTAAATTGTCGATAATTTGAAACCGTGTTGAAAACACGTTTCCATACATAATTGTACCGCGTTATTTTTTCGGCTAACAGGTTGCAACCAAACGTTTGGGTCTGGCATGTCTGCAATCAACTTTTCCAGAACCGCGATGTCGCTTTTTTTGCTGACCGAATGAATGATTTCGTCGCAGTCATACATGATTTCGGGTTTTGAGCCTTCGAACGTTTTGCCGGTAATGAACGCCATGCGCGGCAAAACCTTCGGGATTGGCAACGTGCAAGGCGTGACGATTTGCACCGAATAGCGTTTTGTCATTAATTCGCCGACGAATCGAATTAATTCCTGCTCGTTCAATGAAAACGGTTCGTCGCCGTTAATGATGACGTGGCGAACGCGCATTCCTGACAATGCATTGACGTATCGATAAATCGCCGCGCGATTGGCAAACGTCCAATAAAAATCCGAATAATGCGTTGCGTCGTCGATGTTGTCGACCTTGTGCGCCGGGTTCGACGTGTCGTGCTGCAACGTAATTGTGATTGACGGCACGCCCGCAAATTCGCCCTCAAACTGGAATGACTGCCGAATGCTGTTAATTGGAATCATTTGTATATCGCGGGTCTTGTTCGCCGTGAACGGGTGCGACAACATCGCGCACTACGTCGCCGCCGACCGCGACGACATCGCGCACGACTTCGGCGGTGTCATCGGTCACGCCGACCGCAATCAATGAGATGTCATGCGTCGCGGGATTGTATTCCATAGAAAACAGCGCGTATTCGCGATATGACGACGACTTTCCTTTGATGGTCAAACCGTCGCGTTCAATCGTCAGTTCGTATTGCGTTCGGCAAGCAGTCAATAACAATAAAATCAGAATTACGAAAAACGTTTTCATGTTGGCAATGCTCCGTGTTTGGACAGTATAAAATCATTTTGCATGGTGAATCGATAACAATAATTCCATGTGCGTTCGACGTTCGCCTTGTTGAACCATTTGGAATGCCCTTTGATGGTGTTGTCCAAAATATTCGTGTTGCGTGAATCGCCGTCGGTGTAACCGATTGCGCCCATGCGCCCCCACGGATGGCAAAACAAATACGACGAAAGTCGTACCCATCCATCGTGTTTCGTGCATAAAACCAGTTGCGAATGAACCGCGTCGGGAATGGGCGTGTCAGCGTCAAGCGCGGGCGAAATGTGAATGACGATTTTCGAACGGCGGTATTGTTTCGGCAAACAATGCAGGGCTTGCGTTGTGAAAAACGCGCCGTTCGAATGCGTGATAATAATGTCTGCTTTTTCGAATGCGCCGACCAAACGTTCGATAACGTCTAATCGTTGTTTCATTTGAAACGCGCGGATTGCGATTAAATTGAAAAATCCATAATCCGCTTCGTCGTTGTTGTGTTCCCAACCTTGCGCAATTATAAAATCATGCAACCTATCGGTTGTGCCTGCGCCTTTGTCG